AGTTTATAGATAAAAACAGAATGTTTAGATCTAAGCCTGTACATGATTGGAGTTCACACGCTTGTGATGCTATGCGTTACCTTGCAGTTGGAATCCAAGAAATAAATACTAGACAATCTGCACCGCAAAGTGTAGCAGATAGTGATTATAGGATTATATAAATATGGGATTCTTATCGCCGAAAATGCCATCGTTGCCACCAGTGCAACCATTGCCAGAACCACCTTCTACTAAATTGTCAGAAGAAGAAGAGGCAAGAATTAAATCTGAACAAGACGCAATTGAAAGAAGACGTAAAGGTAGAGCAAGTACAATATTAACATCTCCATTAGTTGAAGAAGCAACGACAGAGAAAAAAACTTTATTAGGAATGTAATATGGGTGGTCCAATACCAAATCCTTTTAAATCTCCATCTGCTCCTGCACCACAACCTGCCCGTAGTTACTCCAACAACTGCAGAAGTATCTCAAGCTACAACAAGTGATATGGATGAAAAAGGAATTAGAAGAAGAAGACGTGGTAGATCTCCAACGATACTTACAGGATCAGCTGGTCTTTCAGAAGGTGCAACTTTAGGCACACCAACTTTATTAGGATAAACAATGGGTGAAACGGATTTAGTAAAAGATCTCTTAAAGAGATTTGGAAAATTAGTAACACAAAGACAAACGTGGGAATCGCATTGGCAAGAAGTATCAGATTACATGATGCCAAGAAAAGCAGATGTAACTAAAAGAAGATCACCAGGAGATAAACGATCTGAATTAATATTTGATTCATCACCACTACATGCAGTTGAATTATTATCTGCATCTCTACATGGTATGCTAACTAATCCTGCAACACCATGGTTCTCATTAAAATTTAAAAATATAGATTTAGTAGATGAAGATGCAGCAAAGGAATGGTTAGAAGATTCAACAGAAAAAATGTATGAAGCATTTAACAGATCTAATTTTCAACAAGAAATATTTGAACTGTATCACGATCTAATTACTTTCGGTACAGCAGCAATGTACATTGAAGAAGATGAAGAAGATATAGTAAGATTTTCTACAAGACACATTGGTGAAGTTTACATATCAGAAAACAATAAAGGAAAAGTAGATACAGTATTTAGAAAATTTAAATTAACAGCTCGTGCATGTATAATGCAATTTGGCGAAAAGAATGTTTCTAAAACAACTAGAGGTATTGCATTAAAAGATCCTTATGAAGAAATTACAATTCTTCACGTTGTATATCCAAGAGAGAATTACGATCCTAGAAAAAAAGATAACAAGAATATGCCATTTGCATCTTGCTATATTGAACCAGAAAACAAACACGAAATATCTCAATCAGGATTTAATGAGTTCCCTTATGTAGTACCACGTTATTTAAAAGCATCATTTGAAATTTATGGAAGATCACCTGCAATGACTGCATTGCCAGATGTAAAGATGTTAAATGAAATGTCTAAGACGACAATCAAAGCAGCTCAGAAACAAGTTGATCCTCCTTTATTAGTTCCTGACGATGGATTTATTTTACCAGTAAGAACAGTACCAGGTGGTTTAAATTTCTACAGAGCAGGAACTAGAGATAGAATTGAACCATTAAACATTGGTGCAAATAATCCATTAGGTTTAAACATGGAAGAGCAAAGAAGAAATGCAATTAGAGATACGTTTTATGTAAATCAATTAATGATGCAATCTGGACCACAAATGACTGCAACAGAAGTTGTACAACGTAACGAAGAGAAGATGAGATTACTTGGTCCAGTTCTTGGAAGATTACAATCAGAATTATTAAGACCATTAATTGATAGAACTTTTGCAATATTACTTAGAAAGAAATTATTTAAACCAGCACCAGATTTTTTATCAGGTGTAGATATTCAAATTGAATATGTATCACCATTAGCTAAAGCACAAAGATCTTCTGAACTACAATCTATTATGAGAGCGATTGAAATATTTGGATCACTTGCACAAGTATCTCCAGTATTTGATCATATTAATATTGATAATCTAGTTACACACTTGGCTGATATTGTTGGAGTTCCTGCTAAAGTATTAAATTCTAAATCAGAAGTTAATGCTATTAGACAACAGAAACAACAACAACAAGATCAACAAATGCAAATGCAACAGTTACAACAAATTGCACAAGCTGGTGGTCAAATAGCTCCACTTGCAAAAGCATTACCTGAGGAGGCAAGAGCTTTAGTAAACCCACAAGAATAACAACTGAAAGGAAAATAAATGGAAGACCAAGTAAATAAATTAAAAGAAATATATAAAATAGTTTTTGAATCTGATCATGGCAAACAAGTCATGCAAGATTTAGAAAAGAGATGCCACTATAATGCTACCACTAACGTAAGAGGGGATAGTCATGAAAGTGCATATATGGAGGGACAACGCAGCGTTCTTCTATTTATTAAAAACATGCTGCTTAATGATAAACTAAAAGGAAAATAAATGTCAGAACAAATACAGACAACTGAGGTAACTCAGCCTGTTGCAACTGAAACAACAACACAAACAACCGCAACAGCAACACCAATACTAAGCTCAACACAACAACCAACTCAACCACTTTCTGGTAAGACTTGGAAAGAAGCAATCTCACAAGAGTACAGATCAAATCCAAATATAGAAAAGTTTACTGAATTAGATGCACTAGCTAAAAGCTACATCAATGCAGTATCTATGATTGGAACTGATAAGATTCCTCTTCCAGGAAAGTCTGCAACAGATGAACAGTGGAATGAAGTATATAATAAATTAGGCAGACCAGAATCTCCTGATAAATATACTTTAGAACTTAAAACAGATGTTGCTCCTGTTGATGAAAATATAATCAAAGGATTCGCACAGAATGCTCACAAGCTAGGTTTAAATAATAAACAAGCTCAAGGTATTCTAGAGTTTTATAAATCAACATTAGAAGGCTCAGCAAAAGAAATGTCAGTGAATATGGAAGCTGCACAAGCTGAAGCTACTAATGCTTTAAGAGCTGAATGGGGAAGAGCATACGATGACAACTTAAGAAAAGCTGCCAATGTTGCTCAAACTTATTTAGAACCAGAACTTCTTGATACTCAATTAAGAGATGGTACTAGATTAGGTGATAATCCAAAGATCATTAAAGCATTTGATAATATTGCTAATCTATTATCTGAAGATAAAATTATCGGTACAGAAGCTGATAATGTTCTTCAAGGTAGAGATATTGAAAGAGAAATAGATGAATTAACTTCTGATAAACAAGGTGCTTATTGGAATAAAATGCACCCTAACCACAATAAAGTGGTAAATCAGGTGCTTGCATTAAGAGAATTATTGACTCAATAATTTTATTGCAATCAAATCAAAAATGATATATTGCGATTTCTAGGGTGATTTTTAATTAAGTTACCTTAGAAATTGTAAGACAATTCTATTAGAACCTTACATGCCTGTTGGAAAGACAACCGACTAACAGTCGTTAAATGCAAGATAGCCTATCTTTTGGTGGGGAACTTTCTGAAACTAAAACTTAAACTTAACTTAACATAAAGGAAATGACACTATGTCAAATCAAATAACAACTGCTTTTGTACAGCAGTACAGTTCAAACGTACAAATGTTATCTCAGCAAATGGGATCATTACTAAGAGGAGCTGTGGATGTTGAGTCAGTAGTAGGAAAGAATGCGTTCTTTGATCAAGTTGGTAAAACAACTGCTGTTCTAAGAGCTTCTAGACACGCTGATACTCCACAGATTGATACGCCACACTCTAGAAGACGAGTAAGTCTTGCAGATTACGAGTGGGCTGATCTAATAGACAATGCAGATAAAGTTAGATTATTAATTGATCCAACTTCTTCTTACGCAAAAGCTGCGGCTGCTGCTATGGGAAGAGCTATGGACGATGTAATCATCGCTGCTTTAGGTGGAACATCATACACTGGTGAAACAGGATCTACTTCTGTACCACTTCCATCTGGACAGAAACCATACAGTGCATCACAAACTGATGGTTTAACTATTGCTAAACTAAGAGAAGCAAAAAAAATATTGGACTTAAACGATGTTGATCCTAGCTTGCCTAGATACTTCGTATGTGGTCCAACTCAAATCAACAATTTATTAGGAACAACTGAAGTTACTTCAAGTGACTTTAACACTGTTAAAGCTCTTGTTCAGGGACAATTAGATTCTTTCTTAGGATTTAAATTCATCGTTTCTAACAGATTGAAATTTGACGCAACTAACACTGACGACAGACTATGTTACGCTTTCACTCAAGATGCTATTAAATTAGCAGTGGGTCAAGATGTTGTAGCGAGAATAGACGAGAGAGCTGATAAATCTTACAGCACTCAAGTTTACTACTCTATGAGCATCGGAGCTACTAGAATGGAAGAAGAAAAAGTTGTGGAAATTGCTTGCGACGAATAATAATTAACAATAGGAGAATAAAATATGTCAAACGCAAATAGTGATCTAGTAACTAATTTTGTTGCTGTTCCTCAAGTATTAAGCTCTGCACAACAATTACATGGTGTGAAAAGAGTTGCAGCTGGAACAATAGCATTAGCAGTTGCTGATCTAGGAGCTAACGATACAGTTATGTTAGCACCAATCCCAAGCAATGCGAGTATTACTTCAATCAAAATCTTCAATGATGATTTAGATTCTAGCACTACAAACACTGCGGATGTTGGTATTTACAAACAAGATTTATCTGTTGTAGATGCTGACGCTTATGCTTCTGCTATTACTACTTTAAGATCTGCTAACACAACAGGTGTGGAAGTGGCTTTTGAAGCTAGAGATATTAACAAATGTGGACAAAAAGTTTGGCAAGATGCTGGACTTTCTTCTGATTCAGGATTGACTTACTTTGTAGGTTTATCTTTCCCAGGAGCTGGCGATACAGCTGGTGATGTTAGCTTTGTTATTGAATACACAGTAAGCTAATTACTACTTTAAATAGTGGGGACTAAAAATCCCCACTATCTACAATGAAGAAAATCAACGAAGTAAAAACCATTTTACATTTCCAAAATAAAGATTATATCTATCGTTATGTTCTAGTTGATAGATTTAAACATACATCAACTGCACATCATGGTTTTGATAAAGACTTAGAACTTACAGAGGCTGAGATCTTTGCATTGGTTAAACCTAGACAATTAAGACGTAAATATATTATAAAGAAAGATTAATATGGCATCAGTAGTAGAAATTTGTAATGGAGCTTTAAATCAATTAGGTGCATCTACAATCTTAACACTTACAGAAGATTCTAAAAATGCAAGACTTTGCAATGCTAGATATTTAAATGTAAGAGATGCAGTATTTAGACATCATCCTTGGAACTGTTTATTAAAACGAGCTCAGTTACCAGCTGATACAGAAACACCAGCTTGGGGATTTACAAAACAATTTACATTACCATCAGACTGTTTAAGATTAATTAAAATTTTAGATTACGAATCTGATCACGTTGTAGAAGGAAGAAAGATTTTATCTCATTCATCTTCTATGAAAATATTATACATATCAAGAGTTGAAGATCCTAACGAATACGATCAATTACTAAGAGAAGTTTTAAGTGCTGCGTTAGCTGCTGATATTGCTTATGCAGTAACTTCATCTAATCCAGTAGCTCAGCAAATGTATTCATTGTATCAAGAGAAATTAAAAGATGCTAGATTCGTAGATTCAACAGAAGGATATAATACAGATCAAGAAATGGGTATGGCATCTGTAGTAGATTCAAATACGTTTATCAACTCTAGGTTTTAAAAACCATGGCTAGAGTTGCTGTTCAATTAACAAACTTTACAGGTGGAGAATTATCACCACGTTTAGATGGTAGAAATGATTTAACTAAATACGCATCTGGTTGTAAGACTTTACAAAACATGGTTGTCTATCCTCATGGATCTGCAGCTAGAAGACCAGGTACAACATTTGTAGCAGAAGTTAAAACATCATCTGCATTTACAAGATTAATTCCTTTTGAATTTTCAACAACACAAACTTACATTTTAGAATTTGGAAATTTATATATTCGTTTCTATAAAGATAATGGTGCAATATTAGAATCAAGTAAAACTATAACAGCAATTACAAAAGCTAATCCTGGTGTTGTTACAGCAAACTCACATGGTTTTTCTAATGGAGATACAGTTGTTATTTCTGGTGTTGTAGGAATGACACAGGTTAATGGTAAAAGATTTAAAGTTGCAAACGTTGCAACAAATACATTTGAATTACAAGATATAGATGGCAACAATGTTAATACATCTGGTTATACAACTTATGTATCAGGTGGAGTTGCAAATAGAGTTTATACATTAACAACAACTTATGAAACTGCAGATCTAGCAGATTTAAAATTTGCTCAATCAGCTGACGTTATGTACATTTGTCATCCTGATTTTCCACCAAGAAAATTATCAAGAACTGGTCATACCTCTTGGACTATTACAGATGTTGATTTTTCTAATGGACCATTCTTAGATCATAATATTACAACAACAACAATGACACCATCACATAAAAACGTTGGTGATACTGTTACAGCAACATTCTCAGCAGTTACTGGTATTAATGATGGTAATGGTTTTACATCTGCTGATATTGGAAGATTAGTTCATTTTAATACTGGACATTTTGAAATTACATCTATTACATCTACAACAGTAGTTGTTGGAACTGTTATTAAAGATTTAGGTAAGACCACTGCAGATACTGACTGGGCTTTAGGTGCGTGGTCAGAATATACAGGCTATCCTTCTTGCGTAACTTTCTATGAACAAAGATTAGTATTTGCAGGAACTGAACATCAACCACAAACTTTATTCTTTTCTAAATCAGGTGATTATGAAAATATGGATGATGCTTATCATGCAACAGTAGCAGATGATGATGCAATCATTTATACAATCGCTTCTAACCAAGTTAATGCAATTAGATTTTTATCTGCAACACGAACACTAATCGTTGGCACAGTAGGTGGAGAATTTTCAGTATCAGGTGGTGGTACAGATGATCCTGTAACTCCAACAAATATATTAATTAAAAAACAATCTAATCATGGTTGTGCAAATATAGACGCTATACCAGTAGGTAACGTAACTTTATTTTTACAACGTGCTAAAAGAAAGATTAGAGAACTAGCATATAACTTTGATGTTGATGGTTATGTTGCACCTGACATGACTATTCTTGCTGAGCATATTTCAGAAACTGGAATTAATTCTATGTCTTATCAACAAGAACCTAATCAAGTTATTTGGTGTGTTAGAGGAGATGGAAGATTAGTTGGTTTAACTTATCAAAGAGAACAACAAGTTGTTGCTTGGCATAAACATATATTTGGTGGTGCATTTGGAACAGGTATTGCAGTATGCGAATCCATAGCTACCATTCCAACAGATGATAAAGAATATCAAACATGGGTTATTATTAAACGTACTATTAATGGTGTAACAAGACGTTATGTTGAATACATTAATCAATTTGATTTTGATGAAACAGATAATACAAAATTTAATTTCTTAGATTCACAACTTGCTTACTCTGGATCTGCAACTACTACTATTTCTGGATTAGATCATCTTGAGGGACAAACTGTATCTGTTCTTGCAAATGGTGCAACACATCCAGATAGAACTGTATCTGGTGGATCTATTACTTTAGCAAGATCATCTACTAAAGTTAAAGTTGGATTAAAATATACATCACTATTACAAACTATGAGATTAGATGCTGGAGCTCAAAATGGTACATCTCAAGCTAAAACAAAAAGAATATTTAATATCTCTATTAGATTATATGAATCTATTGGTGTTGAAGTTGGTCCAGATTTAAACAATATGGAATCCATTCCATTTAGATCTTCTGCTAATCCTATGGATCAAGCTATACCAGTATTTACAGGTGATAAAGAAGTAGAGTTTAGAGGTAACTATGAAACTGATGGTTTTATATATGTACGTCAAACTCAACCTTTACCTTTAACAGTTTTATCGTTATACCCAGAATTAATAACAAATGACTAATTCAGATATTTATTATATACCAGAAGAAGATAAGGATAGATTAGTCATAATACCTTATTCTTCAGATCATTATAAAATTATTATGCAATTACAAATGAATCATAAACTTACACAATTAGATGCTAATTTTATATCTGATAACTCTGGCGAATGTATGGATCTTGAAGAAAAAGGATTATCATTCACAGGTTGTGTTAATAGACAAATAGTATTCTGTGCAGGAATAAAAAGAATTTGGGGTAATGTTGGAGAAGGTTGGGTTCTTGGAACATCAAACATTTGGAATCACCCAGTTTC